TTATAAATAGAAGAATATATATAAAGAATGCTGAATTATGATAGTGAAAAATACAATGTTTTAAAACTATTGCGAAAGGGTTATATGTAATACATATAACCCTAAAATAATAGTTTCGCGGAGGGGTAACTTTTCGTGTTAATAATTCAGCATTATTATACTCGTTTATTTCGTCACCTTGACAGATTTATATACTTGCGGTACTATGGACGTATGACAATAATTTATCGCATTGCAGCCTTTCTTCTTTGGCTCGCAGAACGCGCGAGGCTGCGCGCATGAGCGCCCGGAGCAAGCTCGACCCGCGCGAGCATATATGCGGGGAGTGGAATATCATAAGCATGAACCGATACATGCCCGTCTCGAATGGCGATAAGTATACACCTAAATATAAAAAGGATCCCGCGCTTGTAGAACGTGCGCATTCCATGTATACTGACGGCATGATGCAAACAGAGATAGCCGTGGCAATCGGAGTACCGCGCGCGGTTATTGGATTCTGGAAAAAACAAGACTGGAGAATATAATCATGTCTATGAAGGGCGGTAATCCTAAAAATCTAAAACGATCCACCCCGGAACAAGCCCGGAAAAATGGCGCACTCGGCGGGAAGAAATCTGCCGCCGTAAAGAAAGAGCGCAAACTCATGAGCCAGATATACGCTGAAATACTTGCAGATAAATCCAAGATAGACATTGAAGGAGACGGGAAGCTTAAGGAGATGACCGGCGAGGCGCTTGTCAAGGAAGTATCCAAGCGCATACTTTTGTCGGGAGGATCTCCAGCCGTTTCGCTTATCAAGGAACTGCGCGAGGGACCGGAAGGTAGTAAGGTGACACTAGACGGGGATATTGGAGTTACTTCGATGACGCCAGACCAGCGCAAAAAACGTCTTGCTGAACTTGAAGCAAAGCACGCAAAAAAATAATGCCATTAACCGCTGAAGAAGAAATAGAACTAATCCAGCTATACGAAGCCGAGGAGCGCGACAGTGCGCGCGCTCGGCATATTGATTTTATGGACTATTGCTGGATGAAAAAAGAAACGTTTGTAAAAGGCTTTCATACATATCGAATCTGCGAAGAGATTGACCGCGCTTTCGAGCGATTCGCGCATGGCGAGTCAACATACTTGCTTATTGCCGTTCATCCGCGAGCAGGAAAATCCGACCTTGTTTCCCGATATCTCGGCGCGCACTTCCTGGGAGAGCATCCCGATAAAGAAGTAATTCAGGTTTCATATCAATCAAACCTTGCCGCGACGTTCTCATCGTTCGGTCGTAATGTCGTGCGCTCGGACAAATACCATAAACTATATCCGCATGTTCGCTTGTCGGACGAAACAAATAAAAAGGATGACTGGCTACTGGTGAACGATAAGAGACAACCAACCGGCGGGCGACTCTATGCGGCTGGCTTGCAGTCTGGACTAACCGGTAACGGTTTTCATCTTGGCATCCTTGACGATTATTGCTCGGGGCGCGCGGAAGCGGAGTCGGCGGTATTCCGTGATAAATCATGGGACGCATTCACGAACGACTTTATGACGCGCCGTGCGCCGGTGTGTATTACTATCGTACTCGCAACGCAATGGCACGTTGACGATATAAACGGGCGCATAAAAAAAGAGATGGTAAAGAATCCAGATTTTCCGCAGTTCAAGGTACTCGCGTTTCCCGCGCGAGCGTCTGACTATCGCGGGGATGGCGCATATCCAGGCGAATATCTTTTTGAAGAGCGCTATGATAAGTCGTGGTATCGTTCTCAATATGCAACGCTCGGTAAATATAGCGCGGCGGCTCTGTTCGATTGTGACCCGTACATTAGAACCGGAGGTCGCATATCGAGCGACGGGATAACCATCGTCGATGAAATGCCGACTGTGCAAGATTTACGATGGATGCGCGTATGGGACTTGGCGCACACAGCGAAACAACGAAACGGCGATGACCCCGACTGGACAAGCGGGACGCGTCTTGCATATACAACGCCAACCGAAGCAGACCCCGTTCCGCATTTATACGTTGCCGACGTTAAGCGAACGCGCGAAGGAGCTTTCGAGCGTGACAAGATGATAAAGCTCACGGCACAAACAGACGGACCGTATGTTAGACAGGGGATTGAAAACACTATCGACAGTAAAGACGCTTTTGAATATATCGCTCGCGCAATACCGGAAGTGTCATGGGAAAAGCTGGAGATACGAGGGGATAAAGGCGCGCGCGCTACTCCGCTTGAGCCGATATTCGCGTGTCCGGGGCATGTCCACGTCATGCGCGGCGAGTGGAATGAAGCATGGATTGACGAGATATTACGATTCGACGGAAGTGGTAACGATCACGACGACCAGGTAGATAATCTTTCGGCAGGATATCAATGCCTTACCGGAAGCAATTGGGTATTACTATAAAAGGGGATATACATGGGTACAATATCAGCGGATACGGCGGCCGCTCATCGTGCGCTTGCTGACGAAATAGGGCTTGACAAGGCGGCCGAGCAGCTTGGCATTAAACGCGAGTCATTGCGCAGGATTATACGTATGGCGCGCGAGGACGAACGCGGCCGCGCGGAGCCGGTGGACAACGGGCGCAACGTGTTGCTCGAGAAGATCGCCGCACGCTATAGTCCTGAAGAGCTTAAACGCCTCGCCTCCGGTAACGGCATCAACCCGACGAGCATCGATATACCAGAGATCAATTTCGACGGTGAGGACTTTTGCTTTACGTTTTTTACCGACACGCATATCGGTGAGGTATCTTTCCATGACTACCTTTTCGACGCCATGCTCGAAGAATCCGAACGCGAGGGCGTCGATATGTATTTCTGCGCGGGCGACATTCATGAAGGCATGAGCAACCGTCCCGACCAGGTATACCATCTCACTGATCTTGGCGTATCCGCGCAGATGGATCACGCCGAACGGTTATTCAAGAAGATCAATAAGCCGATAAAAGTAATCGACGGCAATCATGACCGATGGGCGGTGAAGTCTAACGGGCTATTCATGGTTCGTGATCTTGCCGCGCGTATCCCGAACATGGAGTTCCTAGGCTGCGATGTCGGCGAGTGCAAGATAAACGGCGCGCGGTTTATGCTCTGGCATGGCGAGGACGGGTCAAGCTACGCGACGAGTTACCGCGTGCAAAAGCTCATCGAGTCGTTCACGGGCGGTGACAAGCCGAACGTGCTACTCTGCGGCCATACGCATAAGCAGATATCCATGTTCGAGCGTAATATCCACGCGGTATCCGGCGGCGCGCTCTCGTACCAGTCGGCCTGGATGCGCTCGACAAAGAAGGCGTGCCATACGGGATTCTGGATTATTCGGTGTAAAATACGCGACGGGGGGATTGTGCGATTTACGCCAACATGGTATCCTGTGTATAAATAAAGGAGTACTATGATGCTAATCGGTATATGCGGCCATGCGCGACATGGCAAGGACACGGCGGCCGACGTGCTTGTCGATGAGTTAGGCTTCCGCAAGATGTCGCTCGCCGACCCGATGAAAGACGCCTGCCGTGTCATATTCCCGACATGGACGAACGCGCATTTATATGGCGAGCTGAAAGACGCGGTTGACCCGGTGTACGGAATCTCGCCGCGCCATGCCTTGCAATCGCTCGGAACAGAGTGGGGACAATACAAACTGTCAGAATATGACAGTTTCAAGGACGTGACCAGGCGATGTCTTTGGGTCAACGCGATACTTGCGCGCGCGACGGGCGACGTGGTAATAGCGGACGTTCGCTTTCCGCACGAAGCCGACGCCATACGCGCGCGCGGAGGCGTTATCATCATGGTGCGCCGGACGGGCTACCCGGTCGATCTTACGCATGAGTCGGAGTCCGCAATGGAACAGATAAGGCCCGACTATGTTATCAGGAATGGCGACGACCTGGAAACATACCAGCGTGACGTGTGCGAGCTTATGGAGTCCATCCTCTAATGCGCATCGGCCTTGATATCGACGACGTTATAGCCGACTTCATTGGCGCGTATTGTGCGCGGTACGCGCTTAACCGTCCGACTGACTGGATATTCGATCCACACTTCGCGGAACGGTACGCCGATATATGCCGCGACCGCGTGTTCTGGCAGATGCTCACCGTTCTCGATCGTCCCGCGTTCACGCCATACTGCTACATAACCGCGCGAGGCTGCCCCGAGTCATGGACGCTTGAATGGTTACATGATAACGGGCTTCCCTATGCACCGGTATATTACGTGGGACTTGGCGGAACGAAGGTTGATATCGCACGGGAGCTACAGCTTGATCTATTCGTCGATGACTGCATAGCCAACTTTGTAGACTTGACGCGCGCGGGCGTGCGGTGTATGCTCTACACGTCAACGCACAACGAAGGGTTCGACGTAGGCGGCCAGCGGATACATAATTTAAGCGAAATAGTTGACAGATAATTAAAAGCACGATATATTTAGTTCATTGATTGTTTTTCTATAGGACGCCGATAATTGATTTTATGATGAGTCGGCAATAGCGCCCGCCACGGCCTCCTAACCATCGGCGGGCGCTTTTTTATTTCCATCCAAACTTGACACCTCATCCCGTCGCGTGTATATTGCACAAAACGGGAGGCGTGTTTATGGACGCTATCGTCACTATTCAAGTACTTGACGGCAAAAAGCCTGTCGGAACTATCGAGCGAGCCGTCGAAATACATCCCGACGTCGCCGCGAATATCAATAAAAATCCCGCCGCGTGTGCAAACTGGATTTTATCCGAAGCCCGCAATCAATCTACATTTGAAAACTCAATCATAAAGAAGGCCGCAAATGGCGCAAAAGAAAGCAAGTAAGGTCGCCGAGACGTGCCGGTTTAACATCGACGGCCGCTGTCATCGCTACCCACCTATTGCCACTTTTAGCGGGTTCGAGTTCCCGATGGTTGAAGATGATTGCTATTGCGGAGAGTCGGAGGTAAAAAATGGGACTGATATCGTCAAACATCCTTAAATTACTACAGGATCAATACCGCCACGAAATGTCGAACCACTTCCGCTATGTCGCGCGCTCATCTTGGGCGCGCTTTCGTGGGCTTGAAGGTATCGGCGACTTCTTTGACGGTGAGGCAAAAGGCGAGGCAGAACACGCTGATAAAGTACGTTCGTATATCGAGGACCGCAACGAAGCCGTCGCGCCCGCGCCGTATGCGTTCGATGATCCCGCCGACTGGAAAGCGTTCGGCGAGCTATTTACGTCCGCGCTTGAAGTTGAACGCGATACTACCGAACGATTGCAGACGATCTACGCCGAGGCTATCAAGGCGGGCGACTTCATGAAAAGTACCTGGGTGCAGGGCCTTATCAGCGAGCAATGCGAAGAAGAGAACCTATACGTCACCATCCTTGACCGCATAACCGCGCGTGGTGACGACTTGTCCGCATGCCATGACATTGACGTTTGGATCGCCGAGAGGCTTAAATGAATATCAAGCAATTTATTGCTAACGCCGGGAACAATATAGCGTCCGCGCGTGACGTACTCAAGGTTATATGGTCGTCTGTTCCTAAGCGCGGTACTGACCTTTGGGCCGACACGTTCCATAAATCGCCCATGCTCGACCCTGTCCACATGATCGCAAGCGACATTGCGGGGACTGGCTATAAGATTTTCAATAAGCAGCAATACCGAAAAGACTCGCAAAACGCCGAACCCTACGGCGACAATCCTATTTTTGACCTACTCGAAAACATGATGCCCGATCATCCCGAGATTGATTGGTATCAAGTTATGTATTTGACTTCCGTTTATTACGAGATCATCGGTGACGCATTCTGGCTCATTGACCGCGACGCGCGCGGGAAGCCCTCGGGCGTGTACATTATCCCGCCGACGTGGTGCTTGCTTACGCCGACGAGGGACATACCCTTCTTCCGCATTCAGCCGCTTGGCAATACTTCGCATATGTATTTTAATGCCGATCCCGCTGATATCGTATGGTTCAAATCAGCCGACGCAATTAACCCCTACGGGCGCGGGCGCGGACGCGCGGAGCCGATAGGCGACGGCGTGGAGACGCATGAGTATTCAGAAAAGTACGCGAAAGGGCTTATGTATAATGACGCAACGCCGCCGATTATACTTGAGATGCCGGGCATTGGCCCCGAACAGGCGAAAGAGTTTAAGGAAAATTGGATGCAGCGGCTTGGCGGATATCTTAACGCGCGCAAACCTGGCATCGTCTCGCAGGCCGGTTTCAAAGTTCATCAGCTTTCGACCACGCCGAAAGAGATGGATCTTCTTGAATCACGAAAGTATCTCATCCAGACCGCTAACGAGCATTGGTGTGTACCCCCTGAAATGCGTGGAAACTTGCAAAACTCTAACCGCGCGACGATTGATAGCGCGTTCTATCTTTGGTCAAAAAACGTCGTATCGAAGCGGTTGCGGATATTTGAATCTATTCTCAACAAACAATTTGTACC